AGCGGTATCATCGTTCAGGCCGCTGGACGATTCCGCCGAAATTGCCGCTAATCAGCTACGGGCTAAACGCTCGTGGGACTTGGTATTCGACCGCATCATTCTCTTCGGAAGGCGCGATGATCGTATGGCGTCTCCAACCACTGATTTCATCTCGGATGGAGGTGATTTTCCTACCATCGCTCTACTGGCAATGGCGGCGGCTGGCGCGGGCGTTCCAGCGTGTCTGCTGAATGCCGACATCGTTGTGGCGCATGATCTCAAGGCGATGGTCAACAAGGCGTGGGCGAAGGGAGCCGTGGCGATGACGAGTCAACGTTTGGAGTTCGATCCCAAGACCGAAGACTACTTTCGAGCACGAGTGGTTGACCTTGGGTGCGACTTCTTCTGTGCCAAACCGGAAGTCTGGAAACAGGTTTACAAATCGGTTCCTACACAGTTTAGGATCGGCCATCAACAGTGGGATAATTGGATGCTGAACTTCCTTTGGCACACTTATCGCCGTCGCTTTGTGGACATCACGACGTTGGGACCAATCTTCCATCCGAAGCACGAGGGACGAAAGATGCCATACCACATTGATGTTACAGGGGTGAATTTCTACCAGCAGATCGGCTTCCCGCCAGCGTTATGAAGCCAATCGCCATTGATCTGTTTTGTGGTCTTGGCGGATGGACCGATGGGCTTCTAGCCGAGGGGTATCACGTCATCGGCTTCGACATCGAACGCCACGACTACGGAGACGGAAAACGGTATCCTGCTCAACTCGTGTTGCAGGACGTTCTGACGATTCACGGCAGCCAATTCAAGGATGCCGCTCTGATTGTGGCCAGCCCACCATGCCAGGAGTTCAGCTACATGGCAATGCCGTGGTCGAAGGCGAAGGAAAAGCAGCGGAAGATTGAGGCGGACACTTCAGGCGCTGAGCGCAAACGGTTGACCGCATTGTTCGACGCCTGCTTCCGAATCCAACGTGAGGCATGTGAAGCAGCGGGGCATCACATACCGATGGTGGTTGAGAATGTGCGAGGGGCGCAGAAGTGGGTAGGTCGGTCGCGGTGGAACTTTGGCAGCTTCCACCTTTGGGGAGATGTGCCTGCATTGATGCCGATTACAAATAGGCGGTCAGTGATGAAGGCTGGGATCGCGCATCGACCGGACGGGGTGACTAATTTCCACGGACAGAAGGTTCCTAGATTTCGATTCGACGGAATCGGTAAGTCGTTTCAAACCGCTAGCGTTCACCGACACATTTCTGAAGCTCACAGATCGAAGTCTCCAGCAAAGGGCTATGGTGTCGTAACGGAAGACGGCTTAAAACAAGGAGGCGACTGGTTTAACTCCTCGCAGCCGTCAATTTCACGGCTCACTGGCTCAAAGAGCAAAGCCCGCAAGGCCGCATCTGCGACCATTGCGAAGATACCGTTTACCCTAGCCCGGCACATTGCTTGGGCGTGGAAGCCAAAAGCACTGTCCGCCAGCGTTGACGTAGTGCAATCACAGGCATAGCGTCCGCAGTGGAATGAATTTTTCGACACCTGCCGTCATAGAAAGCCTCTGTTACCAATTACGCTTGGCGGATTACCCCCGTTCCCTAAATCGCGCCAGGATAGATTCGTTGTTCAATGGCAGTCCTCCTTACAGCGACCAAGAGGAAGCCGAGAACAACATCGCGATCAACGTCAATTCGCTCGAAGGAACCAAGCTGGCCCACGATGCCCGTTCTCAGTTCGCAAATGCTTTCCAGAAACCCGGCGCGTTCTTCACCGCTAGAACCGACATGGGTCCAGTCCACAAGCGGCAGAAGTACGGCAGCATTGTCAGCCGGGAGGTGAACAAGATCATGAAACGGTCGCCACTCTACTTCGAGACGTTGCGCTCGAAGTTCGCGATGCTCTGTTTGCATGGGATTGGTCCGTCAGCATGGGAAACGTCGCAGATGTGGTGTCCCGATGCGATTGGGATCGAGGACGTAATGATCCCGTCGAACACCCTTCTGACCATGAAGAACCTGCCGTTCTTCGCCATCTTCCGTTCCTACACCGCCTACGAACTCCACAAGCTCACTCACGGTCCAAAGGTTGATCCGGCTTGGAACATGCCGGTGGTGGAATCGCTCATTAAATGGGCGGACTCCAACACCTCACAACTTTCTGGAACGACATGGCCGCAAGTATGGTCCCCGGAAAAGATGGAGTCGCGTATCAAGGATGACAGTGGCCTTTACGCCTCCGATGCCGTTCCCACCATCGACACCTACGACTTCTACTGGTACAACGATGACAAGAAGGTGTCGGGCTGGAACCGCCGAATCATCGTCGATGCCTACGGTCAACCCGGAGTTGGTGGAGTTCTTCCGACCAAGAAAACGAATGGAGTTGAGAACGGATTTCTCTACGACCCCGGCACTCGAAAGTACGGGTCGAAGATGTCGGAGATTATCAATTTTCAGTTTGCTGACCTGTCCGCCGTCGCACCCTTTCGTTATCACTCCGTTCGTTCGCTGGGGTTCCTGCTCTACGCGGTGTGTCATTTGCAAAACCGGCTTCGTTGCAAGTTCAACGAGGCGGTGTTTGAGGGTTTGATGATGTACATGCGCGTGAAGTCGATGGATGACGCGGAACGGGCGCTGAAGATCAACCTTATCAGCCGCGGCATCATCGACGAGACGGTGCAGTTTCTACCGGCGGCAGAGCGGTGGCAGGTCAACGCGCAACTCTCCGAATTGGGGTTGGCGCAGAATCAGCAGATGATCAATCAGAACTCCTCCTCCTATGTTCAGAGCCAAGGCAAGACCAACCCGGATGTTGAAAAGACCGCGTTCCAAGTTCGGGCCGAACTTAACGCGACCACGGCGCTCATCTCGTCGGCTCTCCTTCAGGCGTATCAATACCAGACCTTCGAGTATCAGGAAATCTTCCGACGATTTTGCATCAAGAATTCCCGTGACGTGGACGTACGCACGTTTCGTCTTAACTGTCTGAAGGCCGGTGTGCCGGAGAAGATGCTGGTGCCGGAAGCGTGGGAACTGGAACCGGAACGGGTGATGGGCAGCGGCAACAAGACTATGGAGATGGCCATTGCGCAACAACTCATGGAGTGGCGACCGCTTTACGATCCGCAGAGCCAGCGGGAGATTCTCCGAATCAGCACGCTCTCCGCAACCGACGACCCTGGACTTACCAAGAGCCTGGTGCCGGAGGAACCGGACAAACTCACCGATTCAAAGCAGAAGGCAATGGTGGCGATGGGATCACTTATGCTCGGTCTGCCGGTGAAGTTCGGTGCGACCGACAACCGGATAGAAGTGACCGAGGTGTTGTTGGCGGAGATGGCGATGATTGTTGGACGAATCCAAAAGAGCGGCGGCATGGCCAAACCCGAACAGTTGGTCGGTTTACAGGCAGTCGGACAGACCATCGGGGAACAGATTCAAATCATCGCTCAGGACAAGAGCCAGCAGGATCGGGTGAAGAAGTACTCCGATGCGTTGGGCAAGATCATGAATCTGGTGAAGGCATTTGCCCAGCGGTTGCAGCAGCAGATGAAAGCCGCCCAGCAGAACGGTAACGGACAGATGGACCCGAAGGACAAAGCGAAGGTTCAGGCCATTATGTTGCAGGCAAAGGTCAAGGCCAAGAACGCCGCCGATTCTCATGCCCAGCGGACATCACAGCGTCAGGTGCAGTGGGAGATGGAAGAGAAGCGCAAACAGCAAGAACACCAATTGGACTTGGCCAAGGATGTCCGGGAACACCACCACGACATTGCCGCCAAGGACATCCAGACTGCGGCCGAGATTCGACGCAGCCGCCTCAAATCCTTGAGCGAATGATTTATGCCCGAAGGCAACCCGTGGCTAGACGACGATCCCGACAAGCCGGAGGAGGTAGAGGACGATGACTGACGTAATACAACTTACCAAAGGAAAATTTGCCGTTGTTGATAGGCAAGACTACGAGAGTCTGTCGCGTTACAAGTGGACGAGCTTCAAAAGCAGATCGACTTGGTACGCTTACCGAAAACAGGGTAAAAAAACCGTGTTCATGCACCGTCAGATTTTAAGAGTTAAACCGGGTCAGTTAGTCGATCACGTAGATCACGACGGACTTAATAACACGCGTTCAAATCTGAGAGTTTGCCTACCGTTCCAGAACTTGGGAAACAGTCGAATAGCTACGCACAACAAATCAGGATTCAAGGGCGTAAGGTTTTCAAAAAACAGATGGGAAGCGAATCTGAGTGTAGAAAATAAAGGGGTGTACCTCGGAAGATTTGTGACTCCAGAATTGGCTGCCGCTGCTTATGACTCGGCTGCAATTAAGAGGTTTGGTCAATTTGCATTCACTAACAAGGCAATGGGATTACTTTGAAAGACCTTTCTGACAGGTGCGTTTGCGTAGTCGATCATGGCTTATTTGTAGAGCTTGCAATTCGCCTTTCACGCGACTTTGGAAAAGTCTATTACACAGTGCCTTCATGGGAGCGTGGATTCCCACTCATCAACGATGCGATCATTGGCAACGGCTTCGATGAAATCACTTGGGTCGATGAAATCTGGGACGTGATTGATGAGGTGGATTTGTTTGTCTTCCCTGACGTGCTCCACTCAGGGTTACAACTGCACCTTGAGTCAATGGGGAAACGAGTGTGGGGATCGCGCAAGGCGGATACCCTCGAAATTCGGCGTGCTCATCTCAAGAAAGTTCAGGAGGAACTAGGGATGCACCATCCGAAGTACGAGATTGTTCGGGGGATGGCCAACCTTCGAGACTACCTCAAGTATCACCCTGACCAGTACGTGAAGCTGTCGAAGTACCGGGGAATGATGGAGACGTTTCATCATACGGAGTATGCCCAGACTGAACCCATCCTAGACCAGTTGGCTGTGAAGTTCGGTTCGGTCAAGGAGGTGGTGCCGTTTCTGGTGGAAGACCCAGTGGTGACGGACATCGAAGTCGGCTATGATGGCTACTGCGTTGATGGCCGGTTTCCGTCCTTCGGGATTCAGGGTTACGAGGTGAAGGACAAAAGCCTGATTGCCAGTGTCCAGAAGTACGAGGAGATGCCGGAAGAAATCACCATCGTAAACGAAGTGCTGGCTCCCGTGTTAAAGGATTATCGCTATCGAAACTTTTGGAGCACGGAGATTCGAGTCAAAGACGGAAACTCCTACCTCATCGATCCGTGTTGCCGTTGTCCGTCGCCCTGCACGGAGATACAACTAGAACTGTGGGAGAACCTAGGTGAGATACTCTGGCATGGGGCTGACGGGGAATTGATTGACCAGAAGGTGGCAGCCCAGTTCGGAGTGGAAGCCATCATCGACCACAACGGCGATGAACATGGGTGGCGCACTATCGAAGTACCAGAAGAGATTCGGCGCTGGGTGAAACTCTACAACGTGTGCAGGGTAGATGAGACGTATGCTATTCCTCCATTTCCACACTCCTGCGATGCCATCGGCGCCATTGTGGGAATCGGGGACACGCTTGAGGAAGCCATCGAGGCGCTCAAGCAACACGTCGAAGCAATCAAGGATCAACCTGTCAGCGTGAAGACCGAAAGTCTGTATGATGCCATTGAGGAGATCCAGAAAGCCGAGAAGAAGGGACTTGAATTTAGTGATCAACCTGTGCCAGAACCGGAGACAGTGCTATGAGTGACGTAAACCTTCCAGCCTACGCAAAGATTCCGAACGGTCCCCATGAACCCAACGTGACTCCGCCAGGAGTAGTGATCGTCGAGAACTCCTACAAAATGACCAAGAACTTGATGAAAATTACCAAGCCACAGGTCAAAATGAAATCCACCCATCGTTCGCCGCCCAAGAAGAAGGACTCGGTAAAATGGTACTGACCCCAAAGAAGGACTTTCAGGATAAGAAACAGTTCGCCGAAGCACACCGGGAACTGGTTGTCTCAACACAATTCCGGGAAGCACTTCAAGCGGCTCTGGTCGATCATGTTCTTTCCTTGCCTACCATCGCCGACTCCTCTGCCGCCGCTGCCGCCTATCACCAAATCGTAGGTGCCCGTGAATTCATTACTCGTCTGCTCAACGTAGCCGAGACGCCCAAAGCTCCCCCAACACCATTACCAACCAACCTTAACCACGAAGTCAAATAGACTATGCCAGCCGAAGCCATTGCCCCACCACCTGCCGCTCCCGCCGCTCCTTCACCTAACGCTGCGCCGGCAAAACCATCCGCTCCCACCGCAGCAAAACCGGCAGCGCCAGCCAAGCCGACCGCCCCGGCAAAGCCTGCATCTTCCGCCCCGGCTAAAATCACCAACCCATTCGACCAAGCCAATGCGGACATGTCGAAGTTTTCGGAACCTGACCAGGAAGAACCAAAGCCACCCGGAGCGCCGAAGTCTCCATCCAAACCGGCTCCGAAGGCAGAAGTCAAACCGGTCGAAGATGAAGACCCGGAAGCCAAGTTAGGTGAGGAAGCCAAGCCGGACGAGAAGGTTGGTGCCGACGGGAAACCAGTTGAGCCAGTTGCCGAAAAACCCGGCAAGACTTCACCGTGGAAGCTGGTCGAGTCCTACAAACAGACCAACGCCAAGTTGCAGCAGGAGATTGCCGAACTACGCACCTCCATGAAGCCGGGCGAACTGCCCAAGGAACATCAGGAGAAGCTTTCCGCCATCGAAGCTCGCAACAAGGAACTGGAGGACGAGATCCGTTACGTCAACTATTCCAAGTCCAAGGAGTTCTCCGAGCAGTACCAGAAGCCCTACGAACAGGCGTGGGTCAACGCCATCGCCGATCTGAAGGAACTCGTCATCACCAACGACGACGGAAGCTCGCGCACCGCCACCGCTCAAGACTTGATTGCGCTGTCCAATATGCCGCTGGGGCAGGCGAGAGCTACCGCCAAGGCGTGGTTCGGAGACTCCGCTGATGATGTGATGGCCCATCGCCGCACCATCCGAGATTTGTCCGACAAACAGACCAAGGCGTTGGAGGATTCCAAGACGCACGGCAGCGAGCGCGAACAACAGCGCACGGCGGAGATGCAGGCCAAGCAGAAGGCTCGCTCTGAAGAAACCGCCAAGGTATGGGCATCTGTCAATTCTGAGGCGGTTGGTAAGTACGAATTCCTTCGACCCATGGATGGCGAAACTGAGCGTAACGAGAAATTGGACAAGGCGACCAAGTTCGTGGATGAGACGTTCGCCCTGAACGTCAACCAGGCCAAGACACAGGAGGAACGCGACCAGATCATCAAACGTCACGCGGCCTTAAGAAACCGTGCGATTGGCTTCTCCGTGCTCAAACACGAGAACACCGGATTGAAGGCAAAGGTGGCGGAACTGGAGAAGGCGATTTCCGAATTTCAAGCAAGCGAACCGTCCAACGGCGGGCCGCGACCCTCTTCAAATGGAGAGCCAGCAGGTGACGAGATGGGGGCCGCGATGGGGAGGATGGCCAACTACGTTACTTGACACGTTTCCAATCTGAGCGTAAACCCCCGATCAGTCAGGTTCGCCTGACTTCGCCCGCCGATGGATTTCGGCAGCGGCCAGTCGCCCGCTTCATCAACCGGCCCGGCTTGCCAAGTGTGGCAGGAAGATAAGATCGCCGGCTTCTAAAACACGCCCCAGTCGAAGTGCGCTTGCAGCATGTCGCTGCGCTCATCGTTCGCTGGTAACTCGAATGTTTTGAAGCCTTATGGCCACAATTTCTTGCACCAAGTTTGCGCAGTATCTAGTCGATCAGCAGCCCGTTTACGACAAGCTCATCCTCTCCGACATCCGTCCCACGGACTCGTGGGTGCTCAACGTGGCCACCGGCACGTTCGACGCCTTCTCTGGGGTGGAACACACGCTGGATCGTTTCCGTCACGTCTTCCCCAACACCACCAAGCAGTGGCTCCGCACCGCCTACGCCTCCTGTGTGGGGACGCCGTGCGATAAGACCGAGCATTGCATCGGGTGGGGTGCAACGCGCATCACCTACTTTCTGGAGGAGCAAAGCTGGCAGACGCCGCTGTTGTGCTTCGACCAGGACATGCACGTCACCAAGGCGCAGGAGCATTTCCGACAGATCATCTCCGACATCCTTCGTCCGGCCACTACGGACATCATGTCGAATTTTCTGCGCAAGCGGGCGCTCCAGTTCGCGGACAAGAAGTTCATCGCGAACAAGACGATGGACCAGTTCACGTTCACCTGGACGGTGGTAGGCGACGAAGAAATCTTCTTCGATTGCTCCGCCGACCCGAACAGGACATTCAAACTGGTGCCGCAGATGTTGCAGAGCCGCTTTGAGCCGCTCATGCGCCGTGGTTACGGTGGCAAAAACCCGTTCACGGAAACGGCTCCCTACATCGAACTCGTAACCGACATTTCGACGGCGTGGGAACTGGACAAGCTGGGCGGAGCGACCGGCGTGGGTGGAACTCCGTCAGTGAGCGGCAACTGGCGCTTTACCCAGTGGGACTCGGCGAACGCCTACTGGCGCTACGGATTCTCCGGACAGATCGGCAACTTCATGGTCCGCACCGACCCGATGAACCTCCGGTTCAACTTCGTACGTGACCTTGGCGCCGGGGTAGGTGCGAACCGGTTCCGCTACCAGATCGTGATTCCGTACATCAATCAGATCACGAGTGGCGCGGGTGGAGCACCGGGTCTGGGATCGGTGGAAAACCCGGACTACGACAAGGCGCAGTTCCGCATCACGTTTATTTGGCACAAGAAGGGCATGGAAGCTCTGGTGTCAGACGCCAGTCCTGTGAATCCTGAGATGCCTTTCTCCAGCCGCAATTTCGGCGGCAAGTGGCAGTTCGTGATGGACAACTTGGGCGTCGGAGACAACGGGTGCGTGGTCGAGAACAAGCGGCGTAACAAGGGCCAGTTCATCGCCGACTTCAAACTCGCGATTCGACCGCTCTACACGGAGTTCATCAACGCCTTCTTCCATCGCGGCGAACCGTTCTGTGTTCCGGAAATCAGCAATTGCAGTGCTGATCCTGGCTATCCGACGCAGAGCTACGGAAGCTGTAACGACAAGTGCCCGTAATCAATCTCGGTTGGGAGCAATAGTCGGGGCTTGCCTGCGGTTGGGCGGGCAAGCCCTTTCTTACCGAAAGACTTTCTATGGCTGACAAAAATTACGACATGATGGACGACGAATCGGCCCCGTCCACTTCCGAGAACAAGTCCGTGGCGAATGACGCCAAGGACGAAAACAAGAGCGATGAGACGGAGGATCAGTTGTCGCTTGTCCCGAAGCACTTCTTCAAGAGCGAGCCAAAGCCGGGGAATCGGGAGATGGTCGAGGTAGTCGAGGTGTACGATGGCGAGGTGAGCATCAAATGCGTGTACGGGGACAAGGACGACAAGAGCGGCAAGGAAGAGAAGGAGTCCGAGAGTGAATCGGAATCCGAGGATGCGATGATGATGTGAAATGGCCTGTGACCCGAACACCCTGCTTGAACAGTCCAAGTGTTTCCAATGCACCCTAGTTGGGGACTTGTTCCCAGCGGTGGAAATTGTGCTGTTATGCGCGTGGCGTGACGGGACACCTCTTTCATGTGATCCTCAAGACTTGGTGGCTTTGGCCAGTTGCATCCGTTCCTGCATCCCGTTGGGAATGATGCCAGCGGTTAAGGCAGCCATTCTCTGCGACATTGCAACCGGAGCGTGCGTGGCTCCTGCCGCTCCCAGCGGACTCGGAGCTACCCAACCGGCCCCTGAAACCACGGTGTCATGGACGGACAACGCCACCAATGAAACAGGGTATGAAATCCGCTATCAAAACATCACTCAGGGCGGTGGATTCGTGGCACCAACTTCCTTGCCAGCGGATAGCACTGGCACGGTCATAGTTATTACGGGAGCAGCGGATGGGGACAGCATTGAAATTCAAGTTCGGGCGGTAAACGGACTCTGCGCTTCAGCGTGGATTTCCGTGACGGTCGTTGCTAGCATCAACAACTAGATTATATGGCTTGCGATCCAAATACCCTCATTGAACAGGCCAAGTGCATCAACGCCTGTATTCCTCCCGGTATGATGCCTGCGGTAAACACGTCTCTACTCTGCCAAATTGCTGGGGCAAGTGGTGGTGCAGGATCGACTGGTCCCACTGGACCTACGGGTCCCACCGGTCCCACAGGCCCGACCGGACCTACTGGCTCGACGGGTGGCACAGGTGGCACTGGTGGTACTGGCGGAGCCGGTCCAACGGGTCCGACTGGTCCAACTGGACCCACGGGGCCAACTGGGGGAACCGGTGGCACAGGGGGAACTGGAGCAAGCGGGGCAACCGGTCCCACCGGACCAACAGGTCCAACTGGTCCGACCGGCCCTGCGACCCCAGTTAATGTTCAAGTCTTCACGGGTGCTAGTACTTGGACGATGCCGTCCGGGGCAAAAGCCGTTACCGTGATCGCTATTGGAGCAGGCGGTGGAGGTGGTGGTGGAACTGCCACTGGAGCGGGTGGAACTGGTACAGGCAAAAATTGCGGTGGGGGCGGTGGGGGCGGAGGTGCCAGAGTGCAAATGAACTTCAACGCCAGCGACCTTCCAACTGGTGCAATTGCTGTGACAGGGGGTGCTCCTGGTGGCGGTGGTGTAGGTGCTACGGGGGCTAGCGGAGCGACCGGAACACCAGGCGGAAATTCTACGTTCGGCACTTGGGTTTTAGCGGGGGGCGGCGGCGCCGGACAAGGAGGAACCGTTTTTTTAACTGGAAATGGTGGAGGCGGTGGTGGTTCAGCCGGTTCTGGTGGCAGCGGCACTGCTGGTGCAGCTAATGGCGGAAATCCAAGACTGGTAAATCAAAATTTTGGAGTTGGAGGCGCTGGTGCTAATGGTGGAAATGTAACTGGAGGACAATGCGGCGAATATGGTGGTGGTGGTGGTGGTGGTGCTCCAATTACCGGAACTTCATCTGATGGCGGAAGTTCTCAATATGGAGCAGGCGGCGGCGGCGGCGGAGCCGTGTCTGATACCGGAGCAACTGGTACATTTCGGGCTGGCGGCACCGGTGGAGCTTGTTTTAGTATAGTCAGTGGCGGTGGTGGTACTGGTGGCCAGACGGTAGGCGCAGTTGGAGGTGCTGGACCAACTGGTGGTACAGGTAATATGTGTGGAGGTGGTGGCGGAGGTGGAGGTGCTGGGACAGGCACTACGACCGGTGGCAACGGAGGTGCCGGAGGATTCCCTGGAGGTGGAGGTGGTGGTGGCGGAGGTGGTGCCACTGGCACCGGAGGATCGGGAGGTGCGGGTGCCACTGGCAGAGTAACCGTTATTACGTACTTCTGAACCAGATGCGATTTCACTTACTTGCCCTGCCTAATGCGCAGACGACAAGGGCATATTCGCTTTGTGGCTTCGCTCAAACAACCATCCGTTTCGCCAGATTGCTCAAGAATCTAGGGCATTACGTCACGCTCTACGCCTCTGAGGAGAATGAAGCTCCCTGCGACGAACTGGTGACGGTTATTCATAAGGAGGAGATTGAGACCCTGCTTTCCACCACTCGGAATGCCAAAGGTGAAATTGAACCTACTCCCTACCAGTACGCCTACATTGAGGAGTGGTCCCCGCTGTGGCAATTAGCCAACGCTCGCATGATCAGGGAAATCGAGAAACGAAAGGAGACTCGTGATTTCATCTGTTCCATCGGAGGCAGTTCTCAGAAGTCAGTATCAGACGCTCATCCTGATTTGATGTTTGTTGAGTACTCAATCGGGTACAACGGAAGTTTCAGCCCTTACAGGGTTTTCGAGAGTGAGGCATGGCGGCACTGCTGTTACGGTGCGCAGCAAATTGCTGACGGTCGTTTCTTTGATGCTGTCATTCCCTGTTTCTACGACCCGGATGAATTTGAGTTTAGAGCGGTCAAGGAATCGTTCGCGCTTTACGTCGGACGGCTGGTTCCGAGGAAGGGAATCGAAATTGCCTGTCGTGCTGCCTACGAAGCAGGCGTTCCATTGAAAGTCATCGGACATGGTGATCCACGCCTCATCACTCATGGCGCAGAGTATCTTGGAGCGTTGTCGATTGATGAGAAAAACGAATGGATGAGCCGGTCGAAGTGCGTGTTCACTCCCACCATTTACGTTGAGCCATTCAACCAAGCCGCTGTCGAAGCGCAATTCTGTGGTACACCCGTCATCACCACGGACTGGGGGGGATTCACAGAAACGGTCGAACAGGGCGTGAGTGGCTATCGGTGTCATTACCTTGGCGAGTTCGTGCAAGCCGTGCATGACAGCGCCAAGCTGGACTGCAAGAAGATCCGAAAGCGGGCAGTAAGCAAATACTCACTGGAAGCGGTGGCACCGAAATATCAGGCTTACTTCGACCGCTTGTCACTGCTTTGGGGAAGAGGCTGGGACACCTTAGATCCAAAGAACGTGAGTCCAAAGATGAAGATTACTCCTTTTGGAGTGGCAGTGGTTGATGGGGATACTCACCTTTCCAAGTGGATTGAGTCTAGTTGTCGTATTGATATTAACCACGACTGGCTGGTGAAATATCGCAAGCACATTCCCGACGGAGGACTGGTTTGCGACGTGGGAGCCTGCATCGGTCATCACTCGGCTACTTACTCGAAGTTTGTCGGTAACACTGGGACAGTCCACGCCTATGAACCCAATCCTGTAGCCTTGGAATGTTTGCGCTACAATATGGGAAAGTTTCCAAACGTGGTGATCCACGGAAAGGCGCTAGGCAGCAAGCTGTCGAAGGTTTCAGTGGTGCCAAATCCAAACTTGGGCATGGCCCACGTTGGCAACCTTCCAGGGACGATTGAAGTATCCCGACTTGATGATGAGGCTGCCGGTTGGTCACGTCTGGATTTCCTGAAGATTGATGTCGAAGGCTACGAGATGGAAGTAATCCGTGGAGGATGGGAGACTATCAAACGGTTCAAACCGGTCATGCTGATAGAGGTCAATGCACCGTTACTGGATCGTTACGGTGTCAAACCGGTGGACATCCATTCCGTCTTGAACGAGCTTGGTTATACCTATGTTCCATGTCGGGATGGAGAAACCCTGATGACGAGAGAGATCGATTTGCTTTGCGTTCCAAAATAAACACCTCAAAAAATGAAAACTAAACTCGCGGTCTTGGCTTCCTTGCTCATGTTCGTGGCGACTATCAGTGCGACAGATTACTACTGGCCATTTCTCACTTCGGCCAATCCTTCCGACGGTCTAACGGTTACAGTCGGGGATTTCGGAATAGGTTGGTGTTCGTCACTGCCGTTTTCCAATCAGTCCGGGTTTTGGGATACGGGCATGAGCGGCACAATGACTGGATCAATCTCCACAGCGAACACGAGCGCCACTGTTACCGTAGTTGAATGGTACGATGGCTGGATCTACGGCACACCGGTTACGCTCTCGCTGTCCAGCGGTTCGGTCACTTCGGAGTCCTACACAATTGATTCCGGTTTCTACAGTGGTCCGTTCTTTGGCTACTGGGTAAGTCATGCCTTCACGGTGTCTGTCCCTACCTCGTGGAGTTTCAGTGTCAACGGTGCCGCTTGGGGAAGTGTCATTGACAGTGTGAGCATTCACACGCACTAGGAATCATGTTGGTACGGTCGATATTCCTGCTGCTCTTGCTGGCGACCAAGTTGGGCGCGGTAATCCCTCCTTACACGTCCTTGTCGCTTGCTTGGGAGCGGGCTCCTACCCACGGACCGGACATTACCTACGTGCTACGATGGGGGACGAGCGTAGGCGCAACCACATGGTCAACCAACGTCGGAAACCAGACATCCGTCACGGTCACAAACCCCACTTCTGGAACCCTCTATTTCTCAGTGGTGGCACGTTCATCGGACGGACTTTTAAGCGACCCAAGCAACACCGTGGTAGCAACTAATTATCCAGCCGCTCCGCTTCAGTTGCGCATCAGCACGAACACCAGCACCAGCCTTAAACTGGAGGGAACAGAAGATGGGAAAACGTGGATCTATCTGGCAACCGTGACGAACGATCCGGCGCAAGTGGCCATGCGCAGGAACATGATATTTCGCGCATCGACCAATCTTCCGCCGCTTCCAAAATGAAAGCCACCCATCGCACGAACCGGGGTCGGTTCAGTGGTGCAGGTTGGACTGCCTTGAGTGTAAGTCGAAGGTTTGAACTTAGGGCTTCCCAAGAATGCGCTGACATCCAGGAAGCTCGAAACATGGCCACCTATCTCGAACCTCCTCCAACCCATGCCGAACTGAGAGAACAATTCATGTCACCTTCTGCCTTGGCTTTGAAGCGAAGGACACCCATGTTTACCAAATGAAAAACTGGAGAACGTCGTTGGGAGGAAGCATTCAAAGTCTTGGCACTACCTTTATGGGCGTCGGAATTGTTCCAAGCCTAACCAGCATAGATGCAGCAGAGCAGCTTAAATGGTTGGTCATTATGGGATTTGTTTTGAAGGCCGTAGGCGAACAAGTGACAGCACTTTCCTCCGCTGATTCCAAAACTGTCGATGAACACATTGAGGAGCAGCGAGAGATCAATCGCGGAACGGAAATGTTCCGCAAACCACCGGATAAACCATGAAACTATCAGTCATCGCAGCGGCGTGCATCCTGTTGACCGGATGCTCGAGTACCAACATCACCAAACTCGTCGGGGCACTTTCTAAAGATCCGGCTTGTGTGGCGGTCCAGATCACTAGCGTTTACGGAACGGTAACTTTTGTGCGGGTTGGAGACACTAATCGCCAGGTGTCGATTGGACCTATCTCAGTGAAGTGATTCAGTAGGTCAGCCGGTGGTTGGCTTCCAGCCGGTTCATCCTGTCCTTGTATTTCTGCTTCCAGCCGTCGTCGATCTTCAGAGCACCCTTGGCGACGATCATGGAGATGACGAATCCAAAACGGCGGGCCATCTCCACTCCCGACACGAGCGCATCGAACAAGTCTGGAGAACGACCAGTCTTGAGCTTCATCTTCTCTTTTGGTTCAACCTCGATCTTGTTGGCACCAACTATTCCCCACTCCCTCATGCAGCCTTCGTTCATCACTTCCTCGGTCATCCCTCGGAACTGTTGGCTTTGAATGGTCAGAGCCACGGAGTACCAAAGTTCGCTGACGAACTTCGAGTAGTAATCCCGGCACGTCAGCTTTACTGAGTTCGGAATCCATGTCACCTGCCGCTCTGACGGCTTCCCTCCGAACTCGATAGGGACTACGTGCGGACTCCAGATACGACCGAACGCACCCATCAGAGTTCCTCGTCCGGTGGAGTCGAACCCGAACTGTTGCGGCGGGATGCCACTCTGTTCGCACTGCACTTTGACGAAGTTGGCGATCTGGTCTTCCGGCAGTTCATTCACATCAACGCTGATCGGAACCAACATCGTCTTGGTAAGTTCAAGGATTTGTCGGTCGTTTGGATCGCTGCCAAACTCAAGTTCTCCGTAAACGCAGCGGTCGCCACCAACCGACCCGTAGGCAGCATCCAGAAACCCGATCTTGGTGCGCTTGTCGTTCTTCCAGACGGCGGGTTCCATCGCTCCGAACTTGAGGCACATCTGGCGGGTAATGACACGGCGAAGACCTTGGCCCCGCGGCATCCGCCCTTCGTCCATCATCGTGAATTGCAGAGAATCTCTTCCGTAGAACGCGATGTCTGCGTCGATGGATTTTTGGTCGATGATCGGCACGCCCAGTTTGTCGTCCAGGTTCGGTGAGTCACTACCAACCAGTTGCACGCACACGCCTTGGTCGAAGCGTGTAGGCCACGTTTTGGTCTTGGAGGTCTGGTCGATTCCACCGTCCCAGCCGCCGAGGTGTGCTGCCGGTTCACAGATGACTCCTAGAGCATCAGTCGTATCCTTCGGGTTGCCCAAGGCGACGCACTTGAAATCGGAATTCTTGTTCAGGTTGGCGATGGCATCGACGAACACCCGGTTCATCAGGTGGCACTCGTCGGCTACCATCCGTAGTCGCTTGTTCTTGATGCCGGCGAAGCTTCCAAGCCCGACGTAGGAGCCACCCTTTTTGCAAGGCACACCGCAGATGCCGTTCCGAAAGTCGCGTCCATCGGCGTTCTCGAAACGGCTGTCAGTGATGATGCGTTGCCTAGACTCGATTAGGTTTCCGGGGATGAGATGTGGGAACCTGTCCTGCGCCATGCGGTGGTACTTCTTGATTTCACCCCACACACGCATTTCGAGCATCTCGCGTTCGGTGGAGGATACGAGAACCGTGGTGCAATCACTCCACGGGTAGTAGTCAGCTAGGACGTTGAT